ACAACGCTGGTAAATGGAGTTCCATAAGTTGGTAAATCAAAAAATGTATTCCAATCCGTAATACTTAATGGATCGGCTACAGGCCATACTGCAAAATCAAATCCAAGTGCCAATGGCTCACCCAACGGAGGTGTATATGCTCTAACTGTTGGAATTCCCTTTGGAGTTAATATTCCACTAAAACTCCCTGTTGTATTGAATCCATAAGTTGAAGATAAATCTGTAATGTAGCATACACCAAACTCTATCTCATCACCGACAACAGGAGCAACTGGAGAAATCCTAAACCCTACCTTTGTCTTTGCTCTTAATAATTGCAACAAAGATGTGCCACTTATCGTTCCTCCATTTGGATCTTGCAAATGAAATCCTTCAAAAGAGTAAGATATTTCAATAACTCCGGGTACTTTCTTTTCCCCACACCAAGAAGCAGCGTCAATATTATTAACGCTGCTACTTTTACTTACATTCGTTAAGCATACAACTGTATCATAGTTATCGCCACCCGATGGATCAATAAATAATAACATAGTTGATGGCTGAACTTTATGCTCTGCCATTGTATGTTATTTTATGCAGTTACTGAAATCGTTGGAGTACCATAAGGTTGTAATGCTCCACTAAAAGTTCCAACTGAATCAAAAGCATAAGTTGAAGATAACTCGGAGAAATATCCAGTACCTTCTTCGCTTTCATCACCAGTAACTGGAGTAACTGGAGCAATCTTGAATCCTACAGTTGTCTTACCTCTAAGCAATTGTAGTAAAGATGTTCCACTTAAATTTCCACCACTTGGATCTTGAAGATGTTGTCCTTCAAAAGAATAACTAATCTCTAATACACCGGGTGATTTGTCCGGCCCACAAGCTGAACTTGCATCTACCACATTGATAGTATTAGATTTTCCAACTGAAGTTAAGCATACGACCATATCGTAACTTGTTCCACCGGCTGAGTCAATGAATAATAACATTGTACCACCAGCTACTTTGTGTTCTGCCATTTTATAAAATTTAATATGAAGTTATGAAATATTTTGATTATTAAGGAGTTTGTTTCATAAAAATATCCTGTTTGAATATTAAATTCCTCGTAATATATACCCTACCCGAAATCTCACCCAATCTATCCGTTCTGTCTGTCTGAATTGATAAATTTAGCATTTGCAGGTCATAAGCCGATAAGTCAAGCACACTTGTCGATGTTGGCTTAATTGCGCTTATAATCTGTCCAGCAATAATATTTAATTGCTTTGAATTATTATATTTATTTTCCCACGAATGAATTGAAAGCTGAATCGTAAGCTGAACATCTGATGTGCTATCTGTAGAAGTCTCTTTGGATATGGCATCCGATATAACAACGTATATCTTATCAAGCACGTTATCCGGCTCTTCACCCTCATAGCAAGGAATATCCAAGCCGTCAATGACTTCGTAATATGCTTGTAATACCGATGAGTTTACATCTATCATTTAATTAAATCTTTAACGTTCTTCATAAAAATAGGCAAATTTTTGTTAACTGCTGGATATAAAAAGGGATGAGGTTTTGTTCCTTCTCTAAGTATCTTTTTAGCTGCAAAGTATGCGTGTTCATCATCGAATCCTTTTCTCTTTCCCCATTCCATCAATCTTTTCATAACTCCTCCTTGATTGGCAGCCTTCTTTCCTTTAAAAGTCGCTGCGTATGCTGCCCAATCGGGAGGCAATGATGAAACGTATTGTGCTGCGAATTTGCGTGTTCCAAACTCAATGAATGCTGCATAATCTACCGATGCAGATACTGAGGCAGTCAATCCTTCAGCTTTATAATTAATTGAGTTGCTCAACAACCCTCTATCGGATGAATTTATTGATACCAATTGCTTGGCATCTCTTGATACATCCATTGCCCAAGCAGTCAATTCCATTGATACTTCTTGTTGAATATCTTTAGACATATTGCCAATGTCTTTTATTGTTTTGTCTAATCCTTGTACACTAAATTTTACCATTATAATTAGGATGCGTAAATTTTAAACTCAAAGAAAGAATCTGTCAATAAATTATCTTGCACAGTATTTACATTTGTGGTTGTAAGAAGCACATTGTCATCATCCACTTTCTCTATTGATGCAAAATGAAATGCACCACTTCCTCCCATCCCTAACATTACAAATTGTACAGGAACATCTTTATCTAAAAATGCACCTATTAATTTCCCTTCATAATTACCTGCTGAAGTTCTTGCCCATTCTATTGCACCAATTGTATTTTGAAATATTTTGACTGTGGGATCATCTGTCCCTGTCTGATTGAATGCAGCAGAATATATTTGATATGGAGTGACTATATCAATGAAATTTTGCACAGAGGCTCTCCCTTCAGTAAATGGAGTCCTAAGCATTGGTACATAATCTCCTACTTCTAACCCTCCACAATCGGGCAGCGAATTATATGGTATTTTATACGGCATTAATAGTAAAGTATAGTAGCGACTTCCCCATCCTCAAATAATTGTCCCCAAGTCAATTCGCCTGTTGCTGAATTAAATTTAACTTCTTTGCCATTAGCACTTCCAGTAGTCTTAACCACGAATTGAATGCCATCCTTGAATGCGCCAAAAACATTCTTTGCTATTAGTTCCGGTAATACGATTATGTATTCACCACCAACTTCAGATGTGTAATTTGCTACTTTAATATTATCGGTATCCATTGGCGCATCATCATTTATATTTTGGTCAATTTTAGAACATTTTATTATTTCAAAACTTTTTGCACTTTCAGTATTAATTGATATGCTATCTATTGTGTAAGTATTCCCTTCGTATATTATCGTATCATTAGATTTTGTTGGCCTCTCCTTCTCATATCTCAATATAATATTTGTATCATACTGCCATTTATCTTGTTGATACTCTTTATTTAAAACTCCGGATGCTATGGTGTAATCGGCAGATTGCCAATTACTGATTTTTACATCTGCCCACTTCTCCCAAGATGCCACTTCCATAGGAACTAAACCACCAAATTCATTTTTGATAGTTGTCCATCTTTTTATTGTTACCCTTGCACTTAAATTATATAACACGGCTTACTGGTTTTAATATCATTGCAGTTATTGGACTGATGCTTGAATCTTTTACTGCCGTTTGTGAACGATTGTCATAAAGAAAGTAAATTTGATTTAATACGGCTAATTTTAGGCGCATTGGTAACACTTCGTATCCTGTAGCGTATGTTACAGTCAAATTATCTGCCTTTGGTGTTAAAATGGATTTAAATATGTTTCCGGATAAAGTATATCCAGTTCCTTCATCCAATACTGTGTCATTAGAATCCGTTATCTCTGTAATCTCTCCTGTTGGGCCATAAGGCAGTAAAACTCCACCATTACCATTGTTTATAACTGCAACAACTTCGTGCTGAACAAATCCAATATTTGTATAATCCTCACACATTTCTCTTGCGCTGGTTATCATTAAGTCAAGCAAATCATCATCAGTATCTATATCTATTTTACAGAAATTCTTTGCCTCTTCTAAAGTTACCGGCTCTGTGATTGAATCCTCATTAAATTCAATATCTAAAACACAATTGTAAGATACCATATATTTATTTTAAAAAACCCCACCCAATGTGGGTAGGGCTTTGTTATCAACACTCTAAAACTACACTCAATTAAGCAACATTTCCTAAGTCAATTGCAATTGCAGAAGCAGGAAGCATCAAGTTAATTTCTTCTTGACACTCAATACGAGCAGTAATCAAATTCTTAGTGAAGTTATCGTTGTCTTCCATAGAAAACTCAATCGCCAAAGATTCTGTTTCAACTCTTTCACAATAATCACGATCAATCAATAAGAATTTGTCATCAGTTACCCAAGATGCAGCAATGATTGGAGTTCCACCGATAGTTATTGAACCATTTGGAGCAGATACAACACCACCACTACCTTGATAATATCCATTTGTATAAAGTAACTTATTCAAACGAGCCATTTGAAGAGGATTAACTAAACCATAAGAACCACTAAAATTAGCAGCTTGTGTATTAGCAATCATATCCATAATGGTTTTGATGTCATCAGTTTCGGCAGTTGTTGTTGTTCCAGTTGCAGCAGCGAAAACAGTTGCAAAAAAAGCAGCATTCTCAACCTTGTAGAAATCTCTCATCAATAAACGAGGAAGAGTAGATTGCATATAAGGAAGTTGCTTTGCCATTTGCTTACTGAAACGAGCAAAACCAGCATAATAAGATTCAACAACTTTAACCTCAGTAAAATCGTAATCAACTTGTCCTTTTGAAGAACCTTCAGTTTGTTTAGCGATAGCACCTTCTCCACCAGTCTCACGATATTGAACATAAAGTCCAGTTGGTGATACGGCAGTAGGGATTAAATCCCTAAAGTTTATTTTTTGTGCTGGAAGAATAGCCTGTGTATTGCTATAAGAAGCAGTACCATCTCCTGTAAGATTAGCAGACAATAACATATTTCCAACTGCTTTCAATTCCATTCTGAAAGGTTGTCCTTTCTTTACGCTTTGAATTGCATCAAAGTTTTCTTTCAAACCTTCTTGGAATAATTCTCCAAATGATTTTCTTGTTTCCACGGCATTAGTTTTTGTGCTTTTTACCCTTGTTTGAAGTAAATCAAAACCCTTTAGGATTGCAGCTTGTTCAGATTTAATTTTGTTAACTTCTTCAGACATTTCTTTTACAGAATCTGCTGAATCGTTTGATGCTTGAAAAGCACTGATTTTTTCGTCTATACTTGCAACAACTGATTTTAATTGTTCAGCAATTTCAGACTTAGTTTTTTCGGAGATTGAAGTTTCAAGTGTCGACTTCAATCCTTCCAGTTCGGTAAGTAATTCTTTTTTATCCACTTTTTTAATTTTTTAAATGATTATTAAATTCACGAATTATATCTGCAATGTTATCCTCCGGCTGAGTGACAATTGTCGGCTGAGTGGCATTCTTTATATCGCATATAAACTGTGTCAATTGTTTAGAATGCAACAACAACATCTCTATTGTGTCATCTGTTGCATCTGAATTTCGGCAGAATTTCTCAATCGCTGCCATTTGGCTGATAACTAAATCAACATCAAAATCCGACTTCAAAGAAGTTATCGGAGTCAATGGATTAGCACCCCAAGCCGTTAATGATGAACCTTCGTAAAGTTTCACTTCTGAAATCTCATACCACCCTTTTGATGAATTTTTTATATAGTCATCATAAGATTGAATCTGATTTCTCTTCATTACCTTGAATCCTATAGAATGCTCAGTAATTAAACCACTCTCCACCATCTTAATAAAATCTTGTCCTAAATTATGCGTTCCAACTTGTGACTCATATAGCAATCCTGTAGCATCTTCTTTTAAATTCAAAAGTTTACCCAATGGTTGCGCTGGATCGTGATTCAATAAATGTTTAATCCTTGGTTGAGTTGATGCTGGGCCTTGCTCTTTTATTGTCTTTGTAAATGAGCCTTTTTTAATGATGTCTCCATCACTATCCACATTATTAAAATGACTGAAATATCCAGTCACTATTCCCAACTTAGGATCTGCATCCATTATCTTAGCTGATATAGTATCAGTCTTATAAACATATAATTTGTCCACGATATAAAGTTAATTGATTTTTATTTTTTTATGTTCAAATAATTTGTGTTATTTTGTAGTAAAAAATGTTATGACAAAAGGCAAAAATATTCGCATATCTAATGACACATACGACCATCTGCGAAATTCCCTCCCACCAATTTTTAAATTATCAAAATTTGTCGAAAATGCAATTAATGAGAAAATTGAAAGGGATAGAGTTACCGAAAAAATAATGAGAGATACTTTTCCTATGACTGTCTCAAAAGCCGACCATTTGAATCCCTTTTAGGAATAAACGCTACAGTACATCTGCAATTGACTGTCTCTTGTGCTGGAACTGGCAATCCATTAGGCTGTGTTCTTGCTCCCGGCTGCATCATTTGTGTTCCATCAACATTGAAAGGCAAATCATAATTAACTACAGAACCATCAACGTTTTTATGGCTATGCCTTGTGCGTTTGTCCTTAACTGCTATCCATATCTTATCCAATACTAAATTTGATTTTTTAGCATAAATAACGGCAGCAGTATTCGCAGCAGTAACAGTCTCAGTTCTTGCAATTCTCATTGCCCTCATCCTGTTGAACTCGGGATGTTTCAGTAGTTGCTCCGTAATCATATCAAATCCCCATCCTTGTTGCGCTGCATTTACTAAAACAGATGAAATAATATCTCTGCTATACGATGTCATCAATTCTGCAAAATTCAATAAGTCAATACCAAAATATTCTTGCATCAATGCAATTATCTCTTCATTAAATCCCATCCCTCCAGCCTTCTCAGTATTAGCCATTACAACCTTTGCCCACGATGGGCCAATAGATTTGTAAAGTTGATTTAATAAGTTATAAATTGGGAATGTTGGAACAGACATCAAGTCCTGTGTCTTTATATACGCTTTTACTTGTGTTTGTAAAGCTGCCCTAAATTTATTTGTGTAAACCTTCTCATATTTCTGCTGAAATCTTGACCAGTTAATCCAATATAATCTTTGCTCTTGCTTTGTCATTATCTGTGTAGTAATTGTGACAATTTTATTTTTACTTGATTAATCTTCCAATCATTTCTCTGCTTTTTTAATTGGCAGGATGGAGTTGGCAATTGCTCAATCAATATCATCAATATTTTCTTATTGATAATATTTACTATTTCTTCTATGCTTTTTTCTTCAACCATTTAGCTTAAATCTACCACTTCTTCGGGCATAGTTACATCAACGATGCCTGTGTCTAAGTCATTCAATAACATCTTGCCCGAATCTATAACTATTTGATTCATTACTGGATTGTCTAACTCCTCAAATTGTTGTATATCTCTTTTCTCATTGGGAGTTATCCACCACATCGCATTCAATGCATCTGCTTGAAGTTTCATATCTGCCTGTAATGCTGGAATATCTGACAAATCAATCTCTATAGTCCTTTTTACATTATCATTGTACATCGGAAGTATAGAACTCATTATCGCATCCTTCAATAAATGGATATTAGGCAATATGCTATTTGTATAAAGTCTTTTCTCTGCCCACGAAACGTTATTATCTGTTGATGCCTTGTGATTGTTCAACAACACCTCCGGAAGTTTATACGCATTACACAACTTTGTGAAATCTATCCCTTGCAAATCAACAATATTCATATCTGCCAAAGAAAGTCCCAACTCAATATATCCCATCTCTCCAGCAGCAAAATATGGCGCACCCTTATTGCTACTTCCTTTCAGATAACTTGCAAAGTCATTTTTTCTTTGCCCTAATGTCTCAACGGCATAATCGCTTTTCTCGTACACTATACCCGGAACACCACCATTCTGAACTTGTGCAACTGTAGCATCCATACTCGCATTTATCCTTGTCAATCTTTTGCTCAATGCCTGTAATGGACTAAAGCCTCTCCATTGGCTACCATTGACAAAACTCGGATTAAAATATTTAACGTGAATAACTTCTTCCGGTATAAAAACCCCTTCAAAGCCTACATCAAAATATTTATATCCAATTATTCTTTGAGGAAAGTCTTCACTAATTACAACTGTAACATTCTGATTGTTTAAACAATGCAAATTTATTTTTCCAGCATTTGGGCCAAACTCCAACACCTCTTTATACAAAAATAATTCTCCAGTAATGTACAGGATAGAATAAAATTGTATTTTTTGCTCGTAACTTATCGAATCTAAAAACTCCACAAACTTATCATTCTCAGGCAAATCATACATCGCTTTCCTTCTGTAATATTTACCTTGTATTGTATCCTGTCCGAACTTTTTATAAGACTTCATCGAATTATTATCAATTATCTCATACCCATACATCGTTACCCTTGCAGCAGTCTCAGATAAGAAACTTATTATCGAATAGATGTCATCTATGGTAAGATAAGTGTCTATATTCTCTAATACTTGGTAATTTGGAAAGATGGAAGTGGAAGCATTTAATGTCATTCCCATCGAAGTTCTTTGTAATGCCTTAACTTGATTTTGTAAGTCTGTTACTATCCTCGGAGTACCGAAGATTTTGTCAATTATTCGCATATGCAAATATTATTTTTGGTTTTAACTCAAATAATTCTCTCATCATAAACATATCCATCAAATCGGGTGAATCGCCACCCATCTTAGATTTCATCTCATCCTTACTGATAATCTTCAACTTGCCATCACTATCAACCTTATCTCTTTTTATCGCTTTACGCTCATATAAGAATCTTTGCTTGATAGTCATATTGTTATTATACATCTTTGAAGATAC